CCATCTTCAAAAGCTAGAAGTTGGGCTGAAAAGAACGAATGGTTTGGTAGTGATAAAATTATGACTAGTGCTGCATTTCAAACGCACCAAGATCTAATAGACCAGGGGTTTGACGCAGAGAGTGATGAGTATTATAATGAAATTGATAAAGTTATGAGGGATAATTTTCCTCATAAATTTAGTCAAAAACAGGAGCAAAAGAAACCCGTCCAAACTGTTGCTTCTGCCCAAAGAAACCAAAACGGACGCAAAAGTGTGAAACTCACCAAGTCACAAATAGTTATCGCTAAAAAACTAGGGGTGCCACTAGAGGAGTACGCAAAATACGTGAAGGAGAATACAAATGGATAATAAAATAAGAACCTCACGCGAGTCAGACACTAGAAAAACGGAAACTAGAAAAAGTGTTTGGACTCCACCATCCAGTTTGGATGCACCACCTGCACCACAAGGGTTCGCTCATAGATGGGTAAGAACATCAGTGGCTGGGTTTGAGGATACAGCTAATGTAACTAAAAAACTTAGAGAAGGTTGGGAATTTGTTAGAGCAGAGGAAATTAAAAACTCTCCTGAAATCAGCAAATATCCAATTATCAAACAGGGACAATATGAAGGATGCATCGGGATTGGGGGCCTTGTGTTGGCAAGGATACCTGAAGAGATATTGAAGTCACGTGCTGAGTATTTTGAAAGAATTACTCAAGATCAAATGGACGCGGTTGACAACGATCTAATGAAGGAACAACGACCTGAAATGCCGATCAATATTGATAGGCAAAGTAGAGTTACCTTTGGTGGTAGACGTAAAAACTAATTATTTAGTGATACCTATACCCACATTAAGTAGCTCTTAATTGTAAACTAAACGGAGTAAAAAACATATGGCAAACGTAAGTGAAAAGTTCGGTCTAAGACCGTACAGAAAACTAGACGGTACACCATTAGCAGGCGCTCAAAACAGATATACAGTTAAGGCAAATTATAATACTGCAATTTACCAAGGAGATTTGGTTATTCCAACTTCAACTGGTAACATTGAGAGATTTGTTTATAACACAACGTATGCTGTAGTGGGTGTATTTAATGGATGTTACTACACTGACCCTACGACTCAAAAGCCTACTTGGAAAAACTACTACCCTGGTTCAGTTAACGCAAGCGACATTACTGCTTTCGTTGTTGACGATCCAGATGCGGTTTTTTTAATGGATGCTGATGATACGTTCACAAGAGCGGGTCTATTCGCAAACTACAGTGTTACAAATACAACTGGCGTTACGCAAACTGGTATATCAAAAGTACAATTAGATGTAAGTACAGCAGGTACTGCTTCTACATTTGTAGTTCAGGCAATTGACATTTCTCAAGACCCTGACAACTCAGACGTATCAGCTGCAAACGGCAACGTATTGGTAAGAATAAATAATCACTTCTATAGAAGTGGCACAGGCAAATAATAAAGGAGAATAACAATGGCGATATCACGATCACAACTAGTTAAAGAACTAGAGCCAGGTTTGAATGCTTTATTCGGCCTGGAATATAACAGATATGAAAATCAGCACGCTGAAATTTTTATGTCTGAAACATCTGACAGAGCTTTTGAAGAAGAAGTAATGTTAAGCGGTTTCGCTTCAGCACCAACTAAACAAGAGGGTGCGGGAGTAGTGTTCGATCAAGCAGGTGAAACTTTCACAGCTAGATACACACACGAAACTATTGCTTTAGCATTTGCTATTACTGAAGAAGCAATCGAAGATAACCTGTATGACAGATTAGCTGCAAGATACACAAGAGCTCTTGCAAGATCTATGTCAAACACTAAACAAGTCAAAGCTGCATCTGTATTGAACAATGCGCAGAAATCTTCTGGTTACAACGGAGGTGACGGAGTTTCATTAATTAATGCTTCTCACCCACTTGCAACTGGTGGTACTTTCTCAAACGTATTAGCTACAGCTGCTGACTTAAACGAAACATCATTAGAACAATCTTTGATTGACATTGCTAGTTTCGTTGATGAGAGAGGTTTAAAAATTGCTCTTTCTGGTAGAAAAATGATAATTCCAAAAGAATTACAATTTACTGCTGAAAGATTAATGAAGTCTCCTCAAAGAGTTGGTACTGCAGACAATGACATCAACGCAATAGTTAATATGGGAATGATTCCTGAAGGTTACAGAGTTAATAACTTTTTAACTGACACTGATTCATTCTTCATTATGACTGATGCTCCTAACGGTTTTAAACACTTCGTAAGAAGTCCAGTTAAAACTGCGATGGAAGGTGACTTTGATACAGGTAACGTTAGATTCAAAGCTAGAGAAAGATACAGCTTCGGTTGGTCTGATCCTAGATGTGTGTTTGGTAACGGTAATTTACCAACATAATACTAACTACAAGTATTAAAAACTTAAGGGCGGTCTTTATGGCCGCCCTTTTTTTATGTATAATCTAAATACCTAGAAAAACAATTTTGCAGACTGACTAGGCAGACGGTATAGAGACTGCAAGATATAACCGCTATACAGGAGATAAATATGGCAAATACAACTTTTTCAGGACCAGTCCGATCGGAAAATGGTTTTGAATCAATTACAAAAAATAGCACTACAGGTGCTATTACAACAAATGCATCATACGGTAAAACTATTACTGGTGGTGTTGAACAAATATCAGCTGCAGGTGCAGTAGATATCGTAAACCTTGTTTCTGAAGTTACTTCAGGTGCAGGTGCTTTAGCACTTACTTTAGCTGATGGTACAACTGTTGGTCAAATGAAAATCATTACTATGGTTGTTGACGGTGGTGGAACTGCGACTGTTACTCCAGATAATTTTGCTAACGGTACATCTATGGCTTTTGCTGATGTTAATGACACAGTATGTCTAGTTTGGGCTAACACAATTGGTTGGGTTATTGTTTCAAACAGTGGTGTAGTAGTATCATAATAATTAATAGTGGCTCCTTCGGGAGCCACATAAGAGGAGAATAAAATGGGTTATAAAGTTGACATACAAGCAACAAACGTAACTACAGAAACGAAAACTGTTCAATCAGGTAGAACTAGAGTGTACGGTGTACATTATTCTGGACCAAATGTTGCAGGAACTATTACATTAAAAGATGGTGGTTCTGGCGGAACTTCAAAAGTTATTTTGAATAAAGCTGCTGCAGCTGAATCAAGAACAGTTAACTTTCCTGCTCCTATATTGTTTAAGACAGATGTATACTCTGCTTTTACAACTGAGCAAGTTACAGCAATTACAGTATTCCACAGTGGTGGGAATAACACGTAAGGATTAACATCGTGGATATTAAATATTACGAAGATATTTTATCTATGAGTAAAGGTGGTATGCCACCAAGAAATAAAAAAAATTTTCGTTCTACTAAAAGTGGAGCGGGAATGACTCAGGCTGGGGTTAAGGCATACAGAAGAATGAACCCTGGTTCTAAGTTAAGCACTGCTGTTACAGAAAAGAATCCTGGAAAAAAAAGAGCAGCAAGACGTAAATCATTTTGTGCTAGAAGTGCTGGCCAAATGAAAATGTTTCCAAAAGCTGCAAGAGATCCTAATTCTAGACTAAGACAAGCAAGGAGAAGATGGAGATGCAGATAATGGATATTTGTGAATGTGGACATCCGTGCCACTGCAAAGGAAAAGGTCGATACATAAATTCAGCTACTTGTAATGGGTACGGTAGTTGTAAGTGTGTGTCTTGTAAACATCAACCAAACATAGGAGAGGAAATGAATTGGATTAAAAAACAATGGCAGAAGTTTATAGATTGGGTTTTTAAAGGTTTCTATAAATAATGTCCAAGATAACTGAAGACACCTCTGTAAAAACAGACATTAAAACTATTGGTTCACTAATAGCTGCAGCAGGTTTTGCTGTATATATGTATATTGGTTTAACTAATACACTTAATACATTAGAGACAAGACTTCAGTTAATGGAAGCAGATTTATTAAAGAAGGCAGATCAAGTACCTGTTGATAAAGAACAATTTTTTCTTTTAGAAGCTTTGGCAGAAGATACTGAAAAACAACAAAAGATATTAGAAGAAAACTTGCACGTTAAAGTTATGCTTATGCAAGCTGAAAAGGAAATTGAAAAGTTAAAAAAAGATGTTGAAAAGCTTAAAGACGCAACAAGAGATATTCAATTTAGCAATGGAAATGGAAACGGGCATTAATGCAGGTACCTTTCAAGA